TTTATAAAGATACCTCTTCAGGAGCTGTTATCAATAAAAACAATTCTGATTACCAACAGTATGTTGAAACTAGGGATAGACTTCTTTCTGAAAAAGAAAGATTAGATTCCATTGAAAATGATATACATGATATCAAATCCCTCCTTCTCAAAGTCTTAGAATCAAATGGCCAATAAAAATATTACTTTTGATCCGAATGCTGGAGTCTCATATGGTGCTAATGTAACTATTAACACTGGAGCTACTTTCGAGGAAACTTTTAAAGTTAAGAATACAGATAAAACCAATTTTGATTTTACTGGTTATAGTGGTTCTTCTCAGATGAGAAAGAGTACTGGTACTGGATCTACTACTGTAGCAGCAGCAACTTTTACTGTAGGATTTACAAGTGCTGCAGCAGGAGAATTTAAAATTTCATTAGATGCTGATGGTACTAATGGATTGTCTGGGGGAAGATATGATTATGATGTTTTAGTTAAAGCAGGTGGTGCTGATGATACTGTTCTTAATACAAGTATTGCTGTAGGTCAAACTGCAAGTGTAGGAGTTGTTACCTTCACTCTTAATAAAGTAACAAGTGTGGCAGTTGGTGATTCAATGTCAGTGGGAGCAGCACTTACTAATATTTACGTCTCAGGTGTTTCTGTAGATGCTAGTACTGTAACCATTGGATCTGGTCATACTTATTCTGATGTAATAGCAGCAGGAACTGCAGTTACATTTACCAGAGCTGGTACAGCAGCATCTACTTATAGAATTGCCTCTGGAAATGTGTTAGTTCTCTCAGGAGTTTCTTCCGCACCATCCTAAATAATAAAAATAGTATAGTGTATAATGGCGCAACCTACTACACGAACAGAATTTAAAGAATATGTGTTAAGAAGGTTAGGTGCTCCTGTATTGGATGTTAACCTTGCTTCAGAGCAATGCGAAGATTTGATTGACGATGCGCTGCAATACTTTTATGAGAGGCACTTTGATGGAGTTCAGCAGTGCTATTTAAAGTATCAGATAACAGATGATGATGTTCTTAGAGGAAAAGCACGTCCACCTGGAGTATCTGGTGAAAGTCAAACGGGAATAACAACTACTACTGTTACCCAGGATATGCCTACCAAAGGCAGTACAGATTTTTCATGGTATGAGAATAGTAATTACATTCCCATCCCAAATCATGTTATAGGAATTAACAAAATATTTCAATATGATAACGCTCAATCAATAAGCGTTAGCAATATGTTTAGTTTTAAATATCAGTTATTTTTAAATGATATTTACTACTGGGGACAGACTGATTTATTGTCATATTCCATGACAATGAGTTATTTGGAAACTATGAATTTCTTATTGAATACTCATAAGCAAATTAGATTTAATCAAAGACAAGATAGATTATACTTAGATGTAGATTGGAGTGATATTAAAGCTAAAGATTATATAATTATTGATTGTTGGAGAACTGTAGATCCTGTTGATTTTCCAAGAGTTTGGAATGATTCTTTCTTAAAACCATATGCTACTGCATTGTTTAAGAAGCAATGGGGTCAAAATCTTATCAAATTCCAAGGTGTTAAACTTCCAGGAGGGATTGAGTTTAATGGAAGACAACTTTATGATGATGGACAAAGAGAAATTGATGAAATCAAATCTCAAATGTCCAATACTTATGAACTTCCACCTTTAGATTTGATAGGTTAAGATTATGGTACTTAATCCATACTTCCTCAATGGTTCGAAAAGCGAACAAGGATTACTTCAGAATTTGATAGATGAACAACTGAAGATGTATGGCGTCGAGTGCTATTATATGCCTCGTAAGTATGTTTCTAAAGCTACTGTTATAAAGGAAGTTATAGAATCAAAATTTGATGATGCATATCCTCTAGAAGCATATGTGGATAATTATGAAGGATATGGTGGTCAAGGAACTATACTTTCTAAGTTTGGCATACAAGAGCAAGATGATCTTACTTTGATTATTTCTAGAGATAGATGGGAGACTTATATTCAACCTTTAATTAAGAATTTATCCAATATTGAATTATCAACTAGACCTAAGGAAGGAGATCTTATATATTTTCCTTTAGGTGATAGATTATTTGAAATTAAGTATGTAGAACATGAGCAACCTTTCTATCAGTTAAAAAAGAATTATACTTATCAATTGAGATGTGAACTTTATAGATATGAGGATGAAACTATTGATACTGGTATTGATACTATTGATGATGAGATAGAACAACTAGGTTATATTCAGACTCTTACATTGATAGGAGCAGCTACTACTGCAGCAGCAACAGTCTCAATAGCAAGTAGTGGTGCTATTAATAGTATTACTATAACCAATATGGGTAATAGTTATACTATGCCACCTATTATTGGATTCTCTTCGGCTCCTGCAGGCGGAACAACTGCTGTGGGTGTGGCTTCTATAACTGATGATTTTGTTAATTGTGATGGATTAAAAGGTGGTAAGGTTGCTGCCATTTTACTTACTAATGCAGGTTCTGGATATACTGAAGCTCCTACTGTAACCATTCAAGGTGGAGGAGGTGCTGGTGCCGCTGCAACAGTTGGTATTGCTACAACTACTGGTTCTATACAAACTATTAGTATTGCAAGTACTCCTGGTGCAGGATATACTGCTAATCCAACTATTGTATTTGGTCAACCTGGAACAGCATTTAGTGGTCCTACTGCTCATTATGCTTATGGTATAGCACATGCTAATACTGCAGGCATACTAACTACAGCGTATATTGTTAATCCTGGTACTGGATATAGTGCTGCTCAACCTCATGTTGGTATAGTTACTGTTCAAGATCCTGCAGGTGTTGGAGCTACTATGGGTAAAGGAACATTCCTCTTTAATGAAGTGGTTAAAGGAATTGATACTGGAACAGAAGCACGTGTTAAAGAATGGGATGCTGATAATAATCTTCTTGAAATTGGTATTGTTGCTGGAACATTTGGTCCAGGAGAAGTAATTATAGGACAATCTTCTGGAGCAACATATACCATTAGAAAGGTTAATACTGATGATTTGGTAGATCCATTTGCTGATAATGATGTTATTGAATCAGCAGCAGATGACATTATAGATTTCACTCAGACCAATCCTTTTGGAATGCCTTAATAAAAAAAGTTGTTAAATAGTATTACATCCCTAGACTAGGACAATGTTTGAGTATTTTTATAACGAGATCTTTAGGTCTGTTATTATATCCTTTGGTTCTCTTTTCAATGGATTGGAGATCAAACATAAGAATAATGATGATACTGTAAGTGTTATCAAAGTTCCTTTAGCTTATGGACCAACTCAAAAGTTTCTGGCGAGATTAGAGCAGCAAGCTGATTTAAATAAACCTATTCAAATGACCCTTCCAAGGATGTCATTTGAATTTAATGCTTTGCAATATGATCCTACTAGAAAATCTACTCAAACACAACAATTTTATGTAACTAATCCGAGTGATGGGACACAGGTAAAGAAGGCATATCTTCCAGTTCCTTATAATATGGGAATTGAGTTGAGTATTATGACCAAATTGAACGATGACATGCTTCAAATCATTGAACAGATTATTCCTTATTTCCAACCAGCATATCAAATTCCTATTAAATTTTTAACTTCTGATAATGCAAATGATAAAAAAGATATAGCAGTTAATCTTGATAACATTACTATGGAAGATGACTATGAAGGTAATTTTGATACTAGAAGAGCACTTCTTTATACTTTAAGATTTACTGCTAAGACTTATCTTTATGGTCCTGTTACTGATGTATCTGGGGATGTTATTAGGAAGGTTCAACTTGGATATGTTGCTGGTAACAGAACAACAGGTGCTTATGATAGAGATATCACCTATAGTGTAGTTCCTAAGGCAACTAAGGATTATGATGGTGATGATAAGACATTCTTGAGTGAAAATGTTGATCTTACTGAAACAGTTATTACTGTAGATAATGCCGAAGCACTCACAGTTAATACTAATATCTACATTGGTCAAGAGAATATTTACATTGATAGTATTAGTGGAAATGATCTAACTGTGAAGAGAGGTCAATATAATACTGCTCCTCAAGAACATGTTTTGGGTGCAAAAGTTTATGAGATCACTAGTGCTGATGCAGATCTAATTGAGGTTGGTGATGACTTTGGATTTGATGGTAGTGTATTTTGAGGAATGACTAATGCATGATGTTACTGATGTTGTAGTAGAATCTAAAGAAGCTGTTGGGATACAAAAACCTGATAGACTTGTTAAGGATGATATAGAAAAAGATTATGAATACACAAGAGGAAATCTATACTCTATCATTGAAAAAGGACAAGAAGCAATTAATGGAATTCTTGAACTTGCTCAAGAGAGTGAAATGCCTAGAGCATATGAGGTAGCAGGACAACTTATTAAGTCAGTAGCAGATGCCACAGATAAATTAATGGATCTGCAAAAGAAATTAAAAGATGTAAATGAGGAGCAAGAAAGTAAAGGACCAACTACAGTTAATAATGCTTTATTTGTAGGGTCTACTGCTGATTTGCAAAAATTATTGAAAGGTCAAAATACATCTAAATAGTATTGGGAGAGAAATCCCGAAGTACTTTAGATACTCATACTATAGAAATGTCAGATATTAATGACGAAAATTTGCCTTCAATAGAAGATTATTCTGACAGTTCAGATGATTTACCATCTATTAATGATTTTTTAGCAGAAGAAGAATTACCATCAGTTCAAGAGTTTGTTGGTCCTGAAGAAGTAGAAGAGGACAGTCAAACTATTGAAGATGCAGAAGGAAATGCTTTTATAGAAGTTACAGACGTTGTAAAAGCACCAGAATGGTCAGAATTAGTTCGTTTAGTTAATAATGTTAGGGAATCTATTCCAGATATTCCTGAAATTAAATATTATGATAAAGAATTAGAAGCACTTGAAGAAGAAATAAATCAAGTAAGAGCAGAGATACCTAAACATGAAATAGAAGCAATTTATGAACAGATTAATTTAGTACGAACAGAAATAAATCAAAATGCTGCTGATATACCAGAGATAAAATATTATGATGAGCAAGTAGAGAATATTGAGAATAAGATAGATCTTATTCAGCAAGAAATAGTTAATTTACCTCAACCCAAATATTATGAAGAAGATCTTCAAACTATAAAAGAAGAACTTCAGGTAATTAGGGATGAAATCCCAACTTTCCCAAAATGGGTTAATAAAGTTAATGAAGTTCCAGATTTCTCTTGGATTGGAAAGACTTTTAGCGTAATTGATGATGACTTTATAAAAGTTGGAGATAATATAAAGTCTATTAAAAATAGAATAGACAGGGAAGTTAATGAACTTTCAGAAACTATTGAAACTAAAGAATTTGAAGCAAAGGTAGATATTAAAAAACTTAATGAAGATTTAGTAGATACTAAAGATAAGATTTATAAGGAATTAAAAGAAGCTGCTATAAGAATTTGGGATCATCATGATCAATTTAAGGATGATGATAGAAAATTAAAGAAAAATGTATTAAGTAAATTAAATGAAGCAAAACAAAAAATTGAGCAACAAATAGATGATTTTAAAGAGAAAAATCATTATGAAAATAAACTTCTTACTTCTTATTTT